TAATGACTCATCGTTTTAGTCCCGGAGGGTGGGTGGTTAGTCCACACAGGGCTCTATCTCAACCGCTCTATTGTCACGTCCACATCTTCGAGAATCCACTCGGTTATTTTGTATTTATTGCTGCTGCGAGAAAGCATTATAATTATGCACTGTTATCATACCCGTTTTGTTTCGGGAGCATGCCATTTTCACCCCTTTAAGCGGATTTTATCATGAGGCTCCGATCCTCAGTTAGGGGGAATTGATGGCTACACGTTAGTGAATGACAACACTAGGCTCTATAACCACAGAAGTAAGCTTCAATCTCAACTTCATAAAGCAAGGCGGAAGCAGTCAATGCAGTAAATCCTCCACCATATATCTGCGACACTCCCATCTGTGTAGAATACGGATCATTGGTTGCAGAATCATTAACACACTGCTTCCAATCATTAAAATAATCGGAAGGCTTAAATGTGATAGATCCTGGTGCTCCAGCGGTACCCGTGCTGTAGTGAACAGCATTGGAAACATCGCTGAGACTTGCTGGTGGGTTGGCTCTGTTAGAGTCAGTAGGTTCGTAATTTACAGCCACAAACCCACCATTTAATGTGGCAGTCACCGTGCGCACCTCCACCCGAGCTTGCTTTATAATAAACCTCGAGTAGACGGTGCACAAAGCACCAAACCCAGGGATGAGATCATCAAGGAAGATATAACCAGCCCCGGTAACACCTTTCCCATAAACAACTAACCCTGTACAATAACCCGATCCATCTGCAGCGAGAGTTGATGATGCCTTGAGTGTGACTGGAATCACATCACCAAGGGGTGGTGGGTACCTTGATGGCAACCCAAACCGGTTCATTGAACCAATCACCTGTCGCTGAATTTGCTTCTTCTGTCGTCTGCGCCTAGAAACCACTTGTATTTTATTTTTCTTTACCATTTGTAACAAGTCACCACAATTTGTCATTTACAGGCTAGAAGGGAGCAGTAAAAACCGTTCCGACCTCTCTGTGCTCCACACCAGCACCAAAAGACCAGCTCCGGTAGTACTCCTCAAGCGCTTCCTGCTCATCAGGGGTCACCCCAAAAGCGACATAAAAGCTGTAGCGTGCATCATCCGACACCGGCCCTTCTTTGGGATGCAACCCCTTGGCCATGTGTGTCATACCACACTCCCAACCTACACTCGCCCGAATGTTGCTCTTTTCACCATGACGGATGTACGCTTTGTACA